CTGTACAGATTGCCCACCGAATCGCAGAGATTTGTCGAAGTCACCGTAACCGTGTTCATGCATTCTCCTTTTAGCGCTAATACCCTATCGCAAACCACGAAGCCGATGCGCTTGATCCGTTTGCCATGATGTAAAATCCAGCAGTACTATTTGGAACACACTGAATGGTCCTGATGTTCGATCCGATGTTATTGTTCATGCTCGCACAGATGGAAAAAACGGCATTCGGAAACGAGATAGGGAAGTTCACCAGCACCTGAGAGCTATCCGGCAATGATCCAGTGCTGCCCCATTGAAGGATGAGTCCACTGTTGAGAATCTGATGCCCCGATGTGCCCGTAAAAGGCGGAGTGCTGCTCGATGCATATGTCACCCTTCCTTTGGAGTCCACAGTGATATTGGCCCCGCTGTAGCTTCCTGGTGCCACTCCAGATGCCGCCAAGGTCGCTGTTGCGCTGCCAGGCCCCGACGCAGTCACATCCCCAGTCAATGACGTAATCGCCGCCGTGGAGGCGTTCGACATGTACACATTGGTCGCATCGCCGTATATTTTTGACGGAGACGAAGGAGGAGCAATAACACCGCTACCAGCCAACGTTTTGCACGTCACAGAAAACGCTCCAGAGCAGTTATTCACCACCAGCCATTGACCCACGATAGCCGGGAAATTCAGGTTCACATTGGCTGTGAGAGTTCCCGACAAGCGGATGATCGGCTTCCCATACTGTGCCGCCGTCAAGGTCACATCCGATGCCGTGAGCGTTACAGGCGCGATTCCATAGGTGGTATCAGGGACCCATCCCGCCGCCGCTCCCCCGCTTGATTCTGGGTCAGTCATATTGTTGTCTACCGTATTGAGCCAGTATCCAGTCCCATCCGTGCGCAGCACCCTTGCGCCTTGTGGATACCCGCCAACAGCGGCGGACCACGCAGAATCATACGGAAACCCACCGCCGCCGCTGTACCATACACTAGGAGCCGTAGCAGCCTTCAAGATGCCGTTCATGTCGAGGCCGTTGGGAGGCACTCCGCCGCTGGCAATCGGAGTCATGGTAAGTGGAGGGAACCCGTCAGTGTACGATGCCGCTCCTGGCGTGACTGCAATTTGTGAAGGCACAGGAATAGTATTCGCTCCTCCTGCATCGGCGAATGGAACGGTCAATTTCGATGGTGCGTTCGATAGCTGCATAACCAACCCTCACAAGTACATCGTAACCTAACCAAAGTTAGGAAATTCAATCGTCGCCTTGACCCCTGCCGGCCGCAAAATCACTCCCGCCTGCGAAATGATTGCAAATTGAACTGCGGTCAACTGCGAGTAAAACAAATATTGGATCGCCATTCCGCCAAGATCGGCGACAAAGCACCTGATCCCCGGAAAAACGTTATGAAGCAATTGATTCACAGCAGGAGCCGTCGCCTCTGAGATGTTGCTCAGGGCTTTTGCCATGATGACTGTTCTGTAAATTTCATCTGTGAGCAGATATGTAAAGCTCGTCGCGCTTCCGTTGTAAAATGGTTCCTGTCCAAACGGTGCAAACTCTTCTGGCGATGTGCCGTTCTGGAAGCCGAAGAATGTTCCCACGTCTGGAATTTGCACGCTGCGCGAAACGCCAACTATGCGCCCCCAGATGTCCAATCCGAATCCCTGCGCTGTCTCCACATTCCACACGTAATTGAAGAAATCGTCAATGTCCGCAGTCGGGTCGATATACTCATTCATGTTTTGAATGAGCCTCACCAGCGTCGGGCTGTTGGCGTATTGGGAGATTACGGTCTGTTCGACATTCTTCATGGGGTTACCAGCGTCACAGATATATTTGCAAGGCTCAGCGATGGTGTTTGATCGATGCCCACAGCAACCTTTAAAGCTGTTGGTGTGCTTGTCGTACCGATCAACACTTCCAAAATCGGCACATTATCCGCAACCGAGGCAATGGCCCCGTAGTATCGAGTCACAAAAACAGTTGCTCCGATGCGTTCGCGGTTCGTGTCATCGAGTCCATAGAAGCGGTTGAAGATAGCTTGCTGGACAAGGCTCACAATGTTTGATGGCAAGGACGGATCATTCACAATCTGGACCGCAAAATAGATCGGCAATGACGCTGTACGTTCAAACTTGACCGTATACGTTGGGGCCGGGAAGTTGTATCCGCTTGGGTCAGTCACTATGACGGTTGTGTTGCCGTTGTAGCTGCATCCAAGGGACTTCTTCTTCCATGTCGCGAGAGCCACCGAATTCGCATCACCACCCAACACCGCAACATAGACGGAACTTTTAATCATTGGATAATTGGTTGATCCGGTATTAACGGTTTCACCTTCGTCATTGTCTACCACGTAGCAATCCTGAACTCCATCTACCTTAAAGACATTTCCGCGAATTGCCTGTGTTGTGCCATTCCCATTGACCGCGACAGATGCCTGACGGCGATACTCGAAATCTGCTCTTGATTCGACATTCCTACCGAGAACAGCACTTGCGATGCCTCCGGTCAAGGTTGGATTATTGACCGCATCCCATCCCGGCACAGCTTGGTAAACCTGCGTCAGAGTGTTGTCCGCGCACGGGATGGGGCCATTCACGATGTTCTGGAATACTCCCTGCACTGTTCCGTCCGAACCGATAGTGACCTGAGCCGCGAGAGTGTATTTGTTCCCTGATGTGTCTTTGGCTTGAGATGCCGATGGGATAATCGCGCCCACCAGACCGCTCAAAGTGGCCGTCACGATGGTTGGCTGTGCCACCTTGCGATCCATGAAGTAGATGCGCCCTATGGCATCCTGGAACCGACCAGAAGCGTATTGCGGGTCCACCTGATTTACAACATAGGCAATTTCGCTGTTTTTCTCGGCGATGATGGCTGTATCGCTGCTGGCAAGCTGGCCCTGCGGGGCTTCCAGAGAGGGATTCAACCCCCCCCCGAAAGCCGTATTCTGATCCGCCTGTACGCCGGCCAGAATATCTGATTCAGCGGGCAGCACGATTCCTGTCGAATTGAATGTGATTGCCGGAACTGAGCTAGAAGGCGATGCCATTCGCTGCCCCCATAGAATCGGTGAATTGAATCTTTCCTGTCACTTCACGGGAAGTGAAAGACTGAATTACCACCTGAGCCGTTATCACTCCCGGAACTGTCAGTGCCGCTTTGACAATAAGCGCCTTGAGTAGCGATGTGGGAGGATACTGCCCGAAAACCTGAGTCCAATACGGAATACCCTTTGTCTGATCGTAATACAGTTCCCCCAGAAACAGCCGAACGGCACTCGCCACATCCTGAGCCAAAGAATAGGATGGAGTAGCCATGGCGATGTTCCCGCTGCTGTCGAGGCACAAATCCGATTGGGACCGCGAGAGCAAGAGCGTATTGTATCCAGTCGTACTCATATCGCACATCCTAGCCTAGACTGAGCATCTGATATTGCGCTTGTCAATGTAGACGATGCGGTTGTGATGGCCGTGGCCAGTCGCGTTGCAGCAGCGGCCAGCAACGCTTCTTGTGTTACCAAGGTAGCCTGCTGCCCTGTATATGTGGCATATGGACCCGCGAACGTGTTGATGATTTTGTTGATCCAGGTAAGCACAGATGGAAGATCGGTTGGTATAATCATCAAACCTTCAAGCGTTGAAATCTGCGCGAGAATGTTTGTTTGCATGGTTGCAATATCGGGAGTTGCCTTGTTGATGTTCTTTGTTGTTTTGGTAGACACATTGTCGATTTTCTCAATCAACTGCACAGCCAATAAAGCAAGTTGTCCACACGGCGAAGCGTAACCGGGAAGCGAAGTAGCCCCATTAGGGATGGGTTGCGATTCGATGCTTGCAATCTTAGCGTTCACGTAAGCAGCGTATTTGTTCAGATATGTAGCCGCTTCGTTAAGCTCGTGAATCGTCGAGTTGAAGTACGCTATATTCATCTCTCACCCAAGATCAATTACGATTCCATCTTGCACTGTCACTGTCTGCCCAGTTGACGTGCTGAATGTCCCGGTCGCCCCAGACCCAACGTGCAGATTCTGGTCCGTGTAGACTTCTCCTGTCAGATCAATTTCTCCTATCTCTGCGGTTATGTCTACATCTGACGAATCCATTCTAACATTATCATCATCAACGATTACGCTAGAAAGTTCATCACCTGTTTGGATTGTCGCTGTTGCTGCTGGCGGAACCGAAACCACGATACCAGCCAAGGAAAACTGAATAAATTGGTTCGGCGTGCCATTCAACAACCCGCCCAGGTACATCCCGTCTCCCCAGTCGTATTGCCGCCAGCTTCCGGGATTGGCCTGTGCCTTCGTAGACTTCACATTGGAAATGTCCCTACTGGCAAATACGGC